GGATTCTTCTGATATCAGTATACCCGTTGTTAAAAATGTTAATATTGTTTCTAATAATCAATCATATGAGAATTATTATACAAAAAAAAAAAATTTAGCATATCCAATGACAAAATTTGAGAAAGCAAAAATAATAGGCATACGTTCTGAAATGTTAGCAAATGGTGCACAAGCAATGGTTACTGTTCCTAAAAACGTTATAAATGTTAAGGAAATTGCAATTTTAGAATTAGAAGAAAAAAAAATCCCATTATTAGTTAGAAGGTTTTACCCTAATAAAGATTATGAAGATTTAAGAGTTGAGGATTTAATTGCTTAACATTTCCATCGTTTACCACAATTTAAACATGTTACAAATGTTGTCATAGGTTCATCCGCCGAACGAGTTTGTAGTTGATAATAGGTGCATTCTTTCTTTTTACACCTACCACACGTGAATATATCTGTAGCCATATCTTTATTAACTTCATACAGAACTTTATCTCGTTTTTCCTTATCATCGTATATTTTTTTCCAAGCTTCTGGAAATATGTGTAAACTTTCAAAAAATGCTATATCATATGCTTTAAATTCATTATTTTTAAATCGTGTAATAAATCGACTGTTGCCTATATAAGAATTAGGATCTAAATTAGAGTATATTGATATAGACTTCGTTAAATACATTTTTCTAAAAAAACTATTATCCCATCTTTTAATAATCTCTTTTTCATTACATTTTTGAATAATCCAATTATATATACCTTTCTCAATATTATTACTTAGAGTTTCTGTATCACTAAATTTATTATTATCTAATAAATGTTTAAATTTTAACGCAACTTTGGCTCGTAATTCTCCCATTAATTAATGATTTTAATTAAACTTTAAATCATTGATTAAATCAAATTTATTATTTAATTATTTAATTATTAGAATATCTGGACCGCGTTCTTAATCGACATCTCAATCTTCATTAGGGTCTTCATCACTATCACTATATTCTGAATAATTAGATAATTCGTCATCAGTAATTCTATCTGACATACTAGATTCTGTATCTTCTTCATAAGAATCTATCGAATTACTATTATCTATAAAATCATCTTCTAAATCATATTCATTTGTTTCATTGTCACTTTCAGTATCGTCTGATCCTAAATCCTCAAATCCTCCATTAGCAGTATCTATAAAAACATTATAATCCTTTAATGTTATATTAAGCAGTTTTTTTCCATTATTTTTAATAACTAGAATATCTCCAAAATATAAATCAGTATCTTCGGGTGGTGGTAATTCTGTTTTATTTTCATCTCCAGCATTTCCTTCTTTCCATCCATATATAGATATTGTAAAATCTTGTAGTTTCCAATCACAAAATCTTTTTATAGATCCATTACCTATCGTTTTAAAATTTATAGTATTAATATCTATATTATCTATATCTAAATCTGTTGGTAAATCAATTTTAATAATTGAACTATCTTTTTTTAATAATAATGCCTTTTTTATAGAAGTCATTTATATTAATAATATTTTATATTATAAATAAATCAAATTATTATATAATAATATTAATAAATTATATTATGTATAAATTTAAAAATAATAAAAAATTTTATCAAAGATTAGAAGAATCTAATCGAACAAAAAAAAAATATCCAGGCAAAATACCTATTATTATAAATAAACATAAATCATCTAAATTACCTAACATTGAAAAATATAAATTTTTAGTATCAGAAGATTTAACAGTTGGACAACTTTTGTTTATTATAAAAAAACAAATTAAATTAGAAAAGTCTATAAAATTATATATTTATATTAATGATTCATTACCTATAGTATCTTCATCTATTTTAGAAATATATAATAAATATAAAAGTAATGATGGATTCCTATATATTGATTATGGGGAACAAAATGATTCTTATAGTTGGATGTATACTATCCTAAAATACTTAAAAATAGTTTAATCATTTTTATTACTATTTTGTCTTAGAGAGAGTCCTGCTCCTATAATTCCTCCTAATATACCACTATCATTACCATTATTCCCATAACTATATGCGTTTCTCATTAATTTATTCTGAATAACACTGCTGGATTCATAATCATATTTAGTTGCATATGGTTTTGTTAAAGTTAAAAATAATTCTAAATCCTCATTCAGTTTATATTGTTCTAATGCCACATTAATGCATATAAATAATATAACGATTAAAATAATCCCAAGTATAATTTTATTATAGAATAGTTGTAATTTAAATCTAGAGTTTATTAGTATTAATAATAAACCCAATATAGAAAATACTGTTAAATAGAGTAAAGCCTTTTTATAAGGATTTGCGATCATTTCAAATAAAGTTGTTTTATAGGTTTGTACTATTGTAGGAATCCATTTTTGTAGGGCTTGCTGCAATTGTGTTTGCTCAATTGCAGTTAATTTTCTTGGAGAATTTAAAATACGAGAAGACATTTATTATAATATTATAGTAGAATAAAATATAATATTATTATCTATTATCTGATAAAATTATTTATTATTAGTCCGTATAAATAAAAAATTTTATCAGATAGAGTAGAAATAAAAAAAAAACAGCTAATCATTACATAAAGTCATTAAGAAAAATATCTGTTATAAAAAGTCAATTATGAAATTACACATTTTTAACCGTTTTACATTAAGTTCGAAAGGATACTTAAAATAATCCAATCTTAACTAATTTTCTAGTTATTGGGTGTATCATTTCACCCCGATTATTTATAGAATCCCCATCACTAAATCCATTATCCCAATCTCCATCACTCATTGGAAACATACACAATCCTAATTTTCCTTCTTGTTTTACAACTAACCAAGCATCAAATTGTGAACGACTATATCCTCCACTATCATCTGTTATAACATCATTCATATTAAAGTTTTTGTGGTCGTTATACCACTTGGCACTATCATTATACATAAGTTCTGTGTTATTTCCCTTTTTCCCAACTGTTTTATCATTATACTGGACTTCCATATCATTTGGAATAACTTTTGTAATTTCTTCAAATGGAATAAAGTCTGTTACCTTAAAATGACGTCCATATAATATTTGAGAAATATCATTTATATAATCTTCTGTCAATAAATGGGTCAAATAAGACACTTTATGTACTTTACCTATTTCATTTTTTTCTAATGAGGGTCCGGACGCACCACCAAGAATATTATAATAATTATTTATTATTTTATTACCTAAAGAACTATTCACAGTTACCCACCGATTCGTTTCTGGATTTTTTATACGAGTATACATATTATATAATATGTATATATTTTTTATCGAATTAAATTTGATTAAAATAAACTATTATTCTACAAATATCATTTTATGAACCAGTTCATTTATAATAATACATCATTAATTAATAAAAATAATAGTATAACAATTAAATTAGGAAAAAAAATAGAGGACACTATATTTGATTATAAATTATCTAAAAATACAATAGATTTATTTTTAAAAAATTGTATACATAATTCTATTCATTTTAGTAAAGTATCTACAGTTCATATATATAAATATTTAAATAATGCCATAGAAATTAATAATAAAAAACATAATTATTATTCTTATAAAACATTAGATTATTTAATAATTGGAAATAATTCAAATGATATGTTGCTAACTCTCAATAGTTGTATTAAAAATGATTCGAATATAGTATCAGTGTATAACTATAATTCTATTACTTTAAAAGAGGAATATCTATCTACCATTAATAATTTATTTACTATTTGTATAAATAATTATATAGAATATGACAATAACAATACAGTTAAAAATAAAGATTCTAATTATTATACTATTAGTATAATAATTAAAAAACCAAGTAATTATAATAAACTTATGACAAAATTGGAGGAAATTATTAATTTAATTCCTACAACACTTAAATAATGTATTACATCCCTTTTTAATACCTGTATTTACACTTTGACTAACATCTAAAACATTTTCTAAAATACTTTCTGCTGACATATCATAGACTTTTAAAATAGTTGTTCTAACAGTCTCATCTTTTACTTCCGAATGTATAGATACTCTAATAAGTTCTAATACAATTAATTTTTTTTCTTCGCCAGTTAATTTAGTTCTATTTACTTTTATTTTTTCTATTATTTTCATATTATAGCACACTAACTCAAATATAATGTTGGCTACATCTGATACTTCTAAGGTATCATTAGATAATTTATTAATTATTTCTGCAATATTATTTTTTACCTTATTATATACCTTTAATACGATTTCTTTTTGTTGATTTGTTAAAGTTCCATTATCAATTATAATTTCAATATCATTTATTTCAATATCATTTTCACTACTCATTTATTATAATAATATATTAATATATTATAATAAATTTAAATTTCCAGTAATTAAAATATTATTATTATAATAATGAATAATTATTTTAATAATATTATTTTGTATTTTTTAACTATTTTAATATTACATTTACTTATTAAAATATATTTATTAGAAGATACAAAAGTTAATTTTATAAACTTACGAGAACACTATAATGCTGGTGGGGACGCCACTTATAATGAAGATACTTTTCAATATAACGAAGATACCTCTCGGTATAACGAAAATGCTTCCAATACTATAAATGATTATGGCAAAGATGCTAAATATGAATTATTAACTTATTTAGATAATGAGAAAAAAAATACAGATGAAGAATTGCAGACTCTTTTAACAAAATCGACTACTGTTAACAAAAATACTATAGATAATTCTTTTAATAATCTCAATAAAGATATATATACTTTTGATGAAGTTCCTACTCAAAATTTACAAAAACGTGATGGTATAAATTCGAATGATAAAAATTCGAGTAATATAGCTACTGACACTATTCAAGGATATGATGATTTTGATAATTCTTATTATACGTTATAAATCTTATTCTTCTTTTTTATTATTTTTTTCTATAGTAAGAATTAAATTATCTAGAATAAATCTTTCATTTGATTCTAATACTGTATTAGAATCTGTAGGATTATAAAAATCGATAAAAGCTATATCTTTTACATCTCCTGTAGTTTTATTAATTAAAACATTAATTCTTTTAATAGCTCCATACTTACTAAATAATGTGTATAATCTATCTTCTATATCATCTTTTAATAAATCTGTTGGAAAATTTTTAATAATTAATGAACTATTTGTATTAACCGTTGCCGCTTTAATATTATTTATTGATGGTTTGTATAACCCTGATGTTTTCTTTTTAGAATTTTCTATAATATTAATTTTAGGTTTATAGGCAACCCCAGTACTTACAGCTTTCAGAGAATGTGTGGAAGTATCCTCCAATTTATTATAGGGTTCTATGAAAACGGGATCACTTATAGTTGTATAACTCTTATTATGAAGAGCCGCACCAAATGGTTTCCAATGTAAATATCTATCTAATACTCCCCTGGATCCTTTTAATTTTTTAGTTATAATGGTTCTTACTATAGGATTTTCAGGAGAATCAGGATTTGTATATGTCATTACATCTTTTCTAACAGTTGTGACATGCGGATATTGTGTTCTCCTAATAAAATCATCAGGCTCATATAGTTTAATATCTATATCTTCCCCAGGTATATTAGAAAGTTCTTCCAATTTGGTAAAATCATAGCTAGACATTTATATATTTATAATATTTATAAATGTTAATCAAATATTAATCAAATATTAATGTTACTCATATATAAATTTGATTTATATTTGGATTTTTATTTAAATTTTAAAATGGAACTTTCTGAAATTGATTTTTGTAATGGAGTTGGATATAATTTAAAAAATATCCGGTATAAGTCAAACTTATTAAAATCTCTAAAAACTAAATTTAATATAACAATACAAAATGATGATATACAATTTTCTAATAAACAATTATATAATTTAAAAAAATATAATTATTTATTATCAGTCTTAACAGGTGGACAGCCCTATTTTTTATATTTAACTAAGATAAATAATAAAAACTACTCTTTATTTATTGATAAAAAAATAATTAGAGGTCATACATTTCCTAAAATTATTATTACTAATTATAGATTCCAAGAATCATTATATAATAATACAATTTTAAATGGTGAATTAATTAAAACATATAATAATGCCTGGGAATTTGTTATAAATGATATTATTATTTATAAAAATAAAAAACTTAATAAAAATATCTATGAAAGATTAAAATTATTACATAATTTACTGGAAAATGATTATATTTATGATATAAATTTAGAAATTTGTTCACTTAGAATTAAAAAATATTTTATCCCAAATCAATTTAATTATGTCATAAATAAATTTATATATCAATGTAATAATAAAATAAATGGATTAATTATGACACCTATTATTAATAATAAATCTATAGTTTTTAATTTTAAACCTACTAAAATAAATAATACAAATATCCAATTTTTAGATGACTCAAATTCATACTTAGATTCTGTCAAATATGAAAAAAAACTAACACAAGAGTATCAAGATGAAGTTTTATTACCTGATATTAAGGATGAAGATCAACTATTGCTTGATTTACTAAATAATATTACTACATCGATACATATAGAAGAAAAATTATTTAATTTTGAGATAGAAAAAACAAATAAACCTAATGTTTATATATTGTATTGTGATAAAAATAATAGTAAATTTAAACATTCTATTGCACGAATAGATACATTAGAATGTTTAGATTTAGTAGATAGCGTTTTTAAACAAAAAGGCCCCTATTATGTTGAGTGTATATATTCTAAAGATTTTAATAAATGGATACCTTCAGCTAAATCAAAACAAAAAATTAGAGATACTTATAAAAGTATTCAGGATTATATAAACAGTGTATAATCCAAAAATATTAATTATTATCTATAACTGTTTCATATTGGTTATTTACTGAGTTTTCAGTTTCCTCTTTAATATCATTTTCTTCAGAACTAATATCTATAAAACAAGATATAGCATCATAAATTGCTGCTGCTTCAGATAAACTATAGGAACCATTTCTTTGACCTATTTTTGCGGCTTTTATTAAAATTTTAATGGCATCTGTTTGATTCATTATATTTAATTTATAGTTAACCTTTAAATATAAATTATATATATATGTATGTATAATTATATTTTTCATCCTTCTACATATGAAAAATACCAACCAATAGTTATTTAGGTCAATCTATAATACTAAATTATAAAAATATCTGACTTAGAGGTGGTTCACATACCAGAAATATACGTTCATATAAGAAAGAAAGAAAATATATGCACAATGTTCCTCATAAAAAAAATATTAAAAGAAAAAATAAATTTGCTTTTTTTTAAAAAAAAGAATTTTTAGATATAGTTGATAATATTAAAGATATCAGAACAGAAAATGATAAACAAACGGTATTTAATCAAATACAACTAATTTCCGTTCTATTAGATAATTCTTTACATACAAAAAACCTAAAAACTAAATAAAAAAATATTATTTTTACTTTTAATTTTAGTGGGAACTATGGCTATAGAAAGTATTCCAGCTGCTTCGGGGACATATATATTAGGTAAAATTTTTTCACAAAATAATACAGTTACTCAGCCTGAAATTAATAATTTTAATAATACTCCGACTCAGGCAACTTTAAAGCCTATACTAAATAAATTAATAACTAAAGAATTATCTCCAAATGTATCAGTTAAAAAACAAAATAAGGTAGTAACTAAAAAATTATCTCCAAATGTATTAGTTAAAAAACAAAATAAGATGACAGCGAAATCATTAGAGTTGGTTAATAAACAAAGAATAATAGATGAAGGGAAGAGAAATAAAAGCTTATTTAAAAGAAAAGCAAGAAAAAGAAAAATAAAATTAAGCGATTCAGAAAATACAAATATAATCGAACAATTTAATAATCTCAAATTAAAATATGAAATTACAGGAGAAGAATTCATTGATGCAGCTTTAAGATTAAAAAATAATGATACTGGCTTAAATAATTTACTAGAAGATGAAGTTTTTAAAGAAATAATTAGATTTAATACCGAAAAAGGTGTTTCATTACCTTATAGAAGAATTCCTGAATTTAAACAAGGCAGTAATATCGAGCTACTAGGAGAATCTTTTTCTATTATTAAAAGATTAGGGGATGAATCTAAAGATGGCGTGGTATATATGGTAAAAACAAAAACAGGTAACCTTTTTGCATTAAAAATAAACAAAAAAATAGAACAAGAAGATGAAGGAAGAAAATTAAAACGTATAAATGAATTAGTCGATGATTCAAGTAAAATTTATGATTTTGGAGATTTTGACTTAGATGGATACAAAAATATACCTTATATATTAATAGACTATATAGATGGAATAACATATTATGAATTTCACGAAAATAATAATTGTAATATTTCTGGTAATAGTGCTTGTGAAATAATGCGGAAAAAAGTTTGTAACTGTATAAACAAATATCATGAAAAAGGTATAAGTCACCAAGATTTGCATTTTAAAAATATAATTATAGACAGCTCAGGGGAACCTAGGGCAATAGATTTTTCTAGAGCTAAAGTACCATTTGATCCTACCCCTAATCCATTAAGTAATAAAAGTAGAAAAATCGATACAAATGACTTTAAGTGTTGGAAAAATAATAATGGTAATTTAATACGAAATTTTTAAAGATAGATATTATACACATATATATATATATATATATATATATTAAAGCTAAATCCGTTAAAGAATAGGAACGAGTCTTTTTAATTTAATGACATCTGTTTTATTTATTATATTTAATTTTTAACATATATTATAATATATATTATATTTAATTTTAACATATATTTATTATATTTAATTTTTAACATATATTTATTATATTTAATTTTTAACATAAATTATAATATATATATATATATAATGAGTTTTGGAGGGGGATATTTTTTAGATGTAAACAAGAATAATATTGGTGGATTAGGAGAAATTACACCATATTCAGATTGTTCTACTCAACAAGGAACTAGTCAGCAAGGAACTAGTCAGCAAGGAACTAGTCAGCAAGGAGGCGCATATAGATATATTATTAATCCTGTTACAAATCGTAGAGTTTCCATCACAGGTAAATTAGGGAAAAACATACTTAAAAGTTATTTATATCAGTTACAAAATAACTAATTTTTTATAGTATATTTTTATATAGTATAAAAAATTTGATAATAATAATTATGCTTTTATTAACTTATAAATGTCTTCTAAAAGAATAATTACGATGTCCCCTACTCTACAAAATATTGCTTATAATGAAGCTCTAAAGTCCAATTGTGTTCATAAATTGGGTGCTATTATTACTAAAGGCCGTAGTAAAATAATTTGTAGAGGCTATAATGATAATATGCGGACAAGTTTTTTAGATATGATAACACAATGTCAACATGCTGAAATGAAAGTTGCTACTGAATTTATTAATTCATACATTGTTCCTAATCATGTAAAAGTATCTTGCCCATAAACAATTCTTTAATTTTAAATCTAAAAAAATTAAATCTAAAAAATATAAATTTAAATATGATTTATCTAAATTTATAATTTGGGTGGTAAGAATACCAAAGGATAAATCTTTAAGAGAAAAGGGAATTCTTAGGGACGCCAAACCTTGTGCTAAATGTTGTAAAACTCTTTTAGAATTGGGTTTTCGAAAAATTGCCTGTTCAACAGAAAATAATGAAATCGAATTAATAGATCTAAGAAAATATCAAACTACTCACTTGAGCATGGCCCAGAAATTAATGGAAAAACATTGTAAATATTAAATAAAACTTAAAAACTATAAAAATTATTGTCTTTATAGATTATTTGTCTAATGTGTGCTACTCCAAATAGAGAACCCATTCCTATTAATGGTAGTCCACATATTTTTTTATTATTATTAAATCCTTTTTTCCCAGATCTAATTAATAGTCCACTGAGTGGAACCGCTGAATAACTTGTCCATATAGGATATTTTTTAGTAATTAAATTATTTGGTTTAAATGGCCAAGTTTTATATTTATAGTCACTATGTAAATGAGCTCCCGCTATAATTAATGCTATTCTCATAGGAGGTTTTTCATCTATGTTTTTTCCTAATATTGATATTAATGGTAGTATACCTAAATATAATAATTTATTAAAACTTGTAGCATTGTTATATATTTTTTTAATACCCATACTATTATATATAAATTAAATTTTAATTACCTAAATAATAAATTTATTTATTATCTATATAATAAATAAATTTGATATTATCACTACATTATTATTTAAATAATAATATTATGCCTGAAATTATTAAGAATATATTATCTAATAGAGGATATGCAATTGTTAAACTACAGTATGGATTTAAAGATATAAATAGAACTAAAAAAGAATTAACCGTATTACCATATATTAATGATAGTTATGGTGGTAAAGCTGTTAGTTTCCCCATATATTTAGAGAGTGACAAAAAACTTTATCTACCCAAACATTATGGATTTGAGAATTTTGGTGATCCAGATAAAATTAAAAATCTATCAGATGGATTAGATATTGATTTAGAATTCAAAGGTACTCTTCGAGACAAACAATTACCGTCAATAACTAAATTTTTAGATTCTTGTAAAGATGGTAATTATACATCCAAATCAAATGGTGGTATCATTTCGTTACCTTGTGGGTATGGAAAAACAATAATAGCACTTTATATTATATCAAAATTAAAAAAAAAGAGTTTAATTATTGTTCATAAAGAGTTTTTAATAAACCAATGGATAGAAAGAATACAAGAGTTTTTACCAGACGCACGAATCGGTATTATACAGGCATCAAAAATAGACATTAATAATAAAGATATTGTAATAGGAATGTTACAGAGTATTTCTATGAAAGAATACGAACCTAATACATTTAGTGATTTTGGGTTTACAATTATAGATGAAGTTCATCATATTGCTGCAGAAGTTTTTTCTAGAGCATTACCCAAAATTAACAGTAAATATAGTTTAGGATTATCCGCCACACCTAAACGTAAAGATGGATTATCAAAAGTATTTCATTGGTTTTTAGGTCCTATGATTTATGAAATTAAAAAAAGAGAAGATTATCCAGTTGATGTTAATATACTTATGTATAATAATAATGATATTGTTTATAATAAAACTGAAGTAATTTTTAATGGTAAAATGTGTATGCCCCGTATGATAAATAATATCACAGAATACCCTAAAAGAACTGAATTAATTATTGGTATTATTAAAAAACTTATATCTTCTGGGAAAAAAATTCTAGTGTTAAGTGATAGAAGAAATCATTTAACAGCTATTTTTAATTTAATTACAACTTATAATATCGCATCTGTTGGATATTATGTAGGAGGTATGAAACAAAAAGATTTAAAATTAAGTGAATCAAAACAAATACTTCTTGGAACATATACAATGAGTAGTGAAGGGATGGATATACCTGATTTAGATGCTGTTATATTTGCTTCACCAAAATCTGACATTATTCAATCTCTAGGAAGAATTCTTAGAAAAAAACATCAAACATCTCCTATAGTATGGGATATTGTTGATAACTTTTCTCCATTTATAAATCAATACACTAAAAGAAGAGCATATTATCGAAGAATGAAGTATTCTATAAAAATATGTGATATAAATGATACGAAAGAATTGTCTATTAATGATTTATTAACTCAATTAGAAAACCCTTTAAAAATTGATAGTAAATTAAACAAAAAAAAATCTTTAAAATTAACTTTTATAAATGATTAATTAAACTCGTATAAATTTTATTTTAATAATATATTAATTAAAATAATGCAAAATATCGTTCTCTATATTAATAAAATTAATAAAGATATGAAAATTTTAGATAATAAAATTAATAAATTAGATACTAATAAAAATCTAGATATAGAATTATTAGATAAATTAGATGAATTTAAAAAAGAGATTAATAAAGAAATAAATTCTAAATTAAATCAACAAACACA